AAAAAAAAATTAACACAACAGTTCGGGGCGATTACCGAAAATATTACGACGATCAACTAGCTGAAAGAATAGGAACTTTGTTTGCTAGAGATGTGGAATTGGGAGGGTATAAATTCTGATGAAGGTTTTGGTTTACCAAAGTCATGTCAAACAACATGACAACCGACCCTTTAGGCATGAGTTAGCAATAGCCAGTAAGAAGTCATTTGAGAAGTATGCCGAGAGACATGGTTATGATTACAAGTGCGATGAAAAAGGCTGGATAGAACCTTTGGAGCAACAAGCTCACACAAAGTTTTTCTATGCTTTTCAAGGGCTGACACACAAAGAATATGATTTTATTATTTACGCTGATAGCGATGTTATCGCACAAGAAAATGCACCAGCATTCCCTTTTAAGGAAGGTATATCAGTTGTCCCACAAAAATTAGCTTATCATCCGATTATTCGTGATGAATCATTAATCATAAAGCAAGACACTTGGGTTAAAGAACATCTCTCTGCTTATCAGGTACAAAACCACGATTATTTTAATTCAGGAGTGTGGTGCGTTTCAAGGTCTCTAGCTGATTATATTTGGGATAATTGGAGAGAGGTTAGAAACTCATGCAAAAATAAAAATTTAAACGGCGTACAACTTGATCAACCTGTCTTGAATGCTTGTGTTGCAGGAAAAGTTATAAACCACCTTAGTTATAAGTGGAACGCAGTATCAGATTGTTTAAAACCTAAATTTTACAAGAAAGCATATTTTATCCATTACGCAGGTCTTCTTGGTGGTCTACTTTGGAAGACTAAACATTTTGTCGGAAGACCTGAAAAGTTAAGAGAACGACTAGGCTCATTGTTATTTAATCACTTTGTAGGAGACATGGGTAGGTATGGAAAAACTCCTATGAAAGAGGCTTTAACTGAAATCATTAACAAACAATTTAATCATGGCTGATCGAAAACTAACTCAACTACCTGAAACAACAACAGTCGCTGAAAACGATATTATCCCTGTTGTGGACACAAGTGAAAACACAACCAAGAAGATACAAGTGAGTAATCTACTTGCTGACCAAATAACATCAGACGAAAGAGCTAAACTTTCTAATGTAGAGTTAGGAGCTACTAATAACCAAACAGATGCACACTTGCTTAACAGAACAAATCATACTGGAACACAGCCATTGTCTACTATTTCAGACGCAGGAACTTCAGCATCGCTGAATGTTCCTGCCACAGGAAATGCAAGTACAAGCGAAGTGGTTAAGGGAAATGATACAAGACTGTCAGATGCAAGGCATCCAATACTACCATGAAGCTATCCCTAATATTACTTCTTTTAACTGGTTGCTCAATGAAGCAATGGTATCCCACGCTGGGAGCTACTACTGCTGGAGCGACTGCTGGAATCTTAGGAGGCGGGCCTTTAGCAATTGGACTTGCATCAGGAGGTGGAGCATTGGCTGGTGAGGTTGCGAAAGGTAATGCAGAAATCAAAGAAGCTAGGGACACCATCTCAGCTCTCAGTCATGGCGATGTACAAAAGTTGGTCGAGAAAGGAATGGAGCAACACGCAAGTGGATTTGAATCATTCACAACCACAATCAAACGTATCCTGATAGGAGCGTTTGTAATTCTTCTTTGCTACCTTGCGATTCCAATATTTGTAGCTCGAAAATGTTCGAGGTCTGAGGCTCAAAAACACCTAACTCGCCCACCTTTCCCTACAAAATGAACAATATCAAATTACTATTTGAAAAATACAAATCTCTAACCAAGCGAGGAAAGATGATCACTTGTTTTGTAATCTTAATGATAATCATCCTAGTCGTGGATTGTTGCTGGTAATGGATAGGACAGCAATAGCAGGATTCACAGGCACTTTTGCCACAATTGGACTTGGTCAGGTTCATGCCATCGTTGGCATCATCGCTGGTGTAGCCACAATTGTTTACATGAGCATCAAGATTTACGAATTGCTCAAGAAATGACGCGATACCGGACATATGGAAAACTTGATGATCCAATGCGTGAAGTTGGAGACTTAGGTTTTAATGCATTAGCATCAAGAGACGATCCAACCCGGTTACAAGCTGGAGCAGTTAGTGAAGCTGTAAATGTTCGTATGGATGATGGAAAAGTGACCACCAGGCTTGGTCACACTACGCAATTAAACTTTGAAAAAAGCTTCTTAACAGATGAGTTATCAAATATCCTGACTGCTGAAAGTGGTGATCGTTTTACACTAAATACAAACATTTCACCACTGATATTTAGTGCAACTTTCTTTGGTGGTATTGGGATAGAAGATCGTAATCAAATAATTTTAGTTCAAACCGACAGATTATTATTTTGGAATGGAAACTCTTACACTGAGAAACTTTATGAAGCTCCTTATGTTTTTGACCCTATATTACCAATAAATCTCAACTTTACTTTAGGGCAGAATGAATCAACTGAACCATTCATAACTGGTAATTTAGTACAAGCTGTTCAATTTAATAACCAGCTAATCTTACTTTCAGGCAGTGGATCAATACTACCATGTCAACTTGACTTCAATTTAAGCACAAAGGTCTATAAATGGAATGGTGAAGCAGAGTCTGATTTTGTTGTAGATGAAAATATTCCGAATGGAGATTTTGCAGTAGTTGTCGGAAATCGTTTAGCAATCAAAACTGGTGGAGATACTATTTCATTCTCAGACATTTCTAATGAAAGTAATTTTGATGTCTTATCTAAATTTAGAATAGGTGCAGGAGATGGTGATGACATTGTAGGAATGACACCAATCCCTGAAAACTCAGCATTAGTTTTTAAGCGTAGATCAATATGGGCAATTAGTGGATTAAACTTAATTGAATCCACAAGCATCACTCAGGTAAGCAAGCAGACCGGGTGTGTTTCGCGTCATTCAATCCAAAATGTAGGATCAGCAGTTTTCTTCCTTGGAGATGGTGGAGTATATGCGATGGATATTGGATTAGATGCTTCTAATGCGAGAGGGACTTTGACTCGATTTGATCTAAAAGACCAACCTTTGTCCAAGCCAATCAATGATCAGATCCTGGGGGAAAATTTCACTGATGCTGAGGTTAATTGCAGAAGCGTGTTCTTTAATAACAGGTATTATTTATCTTTTGTAGATGGAAGTAATTCGAGGGTTTATATTTACAATACATTGACCAGTTCATGGGAGAGTAGGGATGAATACGACTTTCCAATTCGTGATTTTGTTAAAGGTAAAACAAAAGCAGATAATAACGAAAAGCTTTATGCAGTTACTCAAGCCGGGAGGCTTTTCCGAATGGATGATGGATTTAATGATAGTGGTCGAGCGATCACATGGGCATTAAACACACGTGCCTATAGCAATCAGAATCTTGAGATCAAAAACTTTAGGCGAGGGTATGTGAAGCTAGAATCCATCGATGTATTGAATGATGACGCTGGTACAACAAACCTAAATGTCGAACTTACTGATCCTGATGGAATAAAAACCATAACACTTAATCGACCAAGGAACGAAGGTTACATTGAAAGATTCACTATCGGTAAGGAGGGCAACACGCTCATGTACAAATTTTCAGGAACTGGACGGAATGCAATTAAGCATCTTCGTGCAGAGTTTATCGAAACTCAAAACAACTTAATTCAAACCAATCAATAATCATGGCACTTACACAATCAAACAGTCACAAATTTGAATCAGGAGAGCTGGTTACTGCAACCAAGCTCAATAATGTCAAAGTCGTACAAACAGATACGGCTACTAACAACAATTCCTTCACAGGATCGGCAGGACAATTAACATACGATACTACGAATAATAAACTGTTAGTTCACGACGGAACAACTGCTGGAGGTAACGAAGTTGGTGCAGGAGCTGGTGGAAGTGGAAGCGTAAGTTTTGATACAGATGCATATACTCCAGTTGTCTCTAGCATAACTTCAATTTCTAGTAACCCAACAACATTAAGACTTTTTACAATTAAGACTGGGAGAATCAGATATATCTGCTGGGATTTATTTTTTGGTAATAATGGAGCGTATCCAACAATAACTCGTGCAAATTCCAATGCAAATATTGCAATTGTACTATCACCACCAACAGGTAAGTCATGGGATATATACAACTTTGGTGACATTACATCTGATGTTGGTGATGGGTCTCATTACCCACATGGGCATATGCGATACGCTACTTGGGATAGCCAACAAATGAATAACTACCAATCTAATAAAACTAATGGGTATGTTAGTTTGTCTACCACTAATGCCGAGGAACTTGTAATTTTCTTAGACCATTCTAATGATGGGAAGGTCTTACAAATGATCCAAGGAAGTATTTCTTTCCCCACTACATCATAATGGGAAAAATTACAGCAGACCTTATTAGGCGATCTGTCTCACCAATTCATGATATTATCAAAATGTATGATGATAGAGCTGATTTCATTCAAGACCTTGAAAGCTACCTTCAGGCAGGAATGGTTATATCAAACCCATCATTCTTTCTGATGGCAAAGCCTGTGGACAAATCCATTGACCCTTGTGGTCAATGGTATACCGAACCAAGCAAATGTGATGCCTGGTTTGTCCGATGGGCATCAGGTAAAGGCTGTATGAAACACATGATGGAGACAGTAAAACCACTCGCTCATGTAATATTTAGCCGAGTCAAAGGTGAGAAAACTACTAACTACAAAATTTACGATTGGAACAAATTAAAACGGAGAGTCAGTCATGGGATCAAAATCAAGAAGAACAGAGGTTAAACCACCCCAGTTTCAACCAGTATATATGAATCAACAGGGGCAGTTTTATAAAACTAATCCTGAGTATACAAAGAATCTGCAAAAGATGTCACGGCATCCTATGGGAGCTATGGGAATGGCACTAACAGGTAGTAGAGGTAAAACAGCTAGTTCTCCACAACCTGATCCGTTTATCCCAATTAGTAGCCCATTTGGTGGAATGGGAGGGTCAATGCATACAAGGCAAGGTTATGGAAAAGCAAAGCGATATAACCCTAACCAAGGGTCTGATGATGGAATGACCTATTTAGATGCCAATAATGTTGAAAGAAACTCTCGTCGCCCTGCGACTAGAGGTCAAAATATTTCACCTGATGGCTCGTCGTTGATGGATTATTCCAAAACTCAGAAATTCAATAATATAAATGGGAGGTTATTCTAATGGGTAGCACAAAAGTAGAAGCTCCTCCTCCAAGAGATTATGCAAAGGAAACTAGAGAAACTCTTGAAAACCAATTAGAGTTAGCTCCTCGACTCGCAGAGAGCGAGGCAATGTATCGACCATTTTATGCTGACCTAGAGCGAGGCATTATGCTGGAGCAATTGGGTATTGATCCAAGCTTAGGGCTTCTTGAAGCATACGAAGAATATATCGCTCCATCACAAGTCAGACAGAAACGTAAAACTGTCGAAGGTGATATTGCGATGGTTAGAGACTTGGGCAAAGACTTAATAGATGCCCAACGAGAAGCTGATCCACTAGCAGAATCCTTGCGACAGAAAGTTCTAACAGGAGCAGGAGATTTAGCAGATGATATGCAATCAGAATTGGATGGTGAATTTATCCAAGGGCTTCGTGAAGAGTATGAAACTGGTGGTGGTTTAACTGAACAGGAACAGCGTGATCTTGATCAGCAAGTTTTAGGAATGGCTCAACAACGAGGAACAGTTGGTCAGAATATGACTGACTTTGACAGAATGAGAGAAAAGCTAACTGGTGACCGGGAAATTAGGCAACAAAGGTTACGAAATTATATGTCAGCTCGACAACAAGGATTATCTAATTATTCCTCTGCTTTGCAAAATGCATCAGCATCTTACCAGCTTGGCGCACAAGACCCATTGATGGCTTTAACTGGTCGAGCAAGCCGTGTACCTGGCGATGTCTCAAGCCAGTTTAATACTGCTGGTTTCGCATTAGATTCAAGCCCTGCAATTTTTAATCCTGAAAGCCCATATGCAGGAGCATTAGCTGCCTCTAATCAGCAGAATATTATGGATGCAAGGGTTGCTACTGCTTCAAATCGTGCAAACATGATGAGTGGTCTATTCAGTGGACTTGGTAATTTAGGTGGTGGAATGTTCCACGGAAGGTTTGGAGGTTAATTATGGCTAGGAAACCATTTTTCGGAAGTTCAGGTGCGCCAGCCATCGCGAAGATGGATATGAGGGCAGCAACAGAGCCGGGTCGTGCATTCGGCAATATGTTTTCTCAGCTTGGTGAAATAGCAGGGGTAGCTTTAAGAAAGCACGCAGAGAATAAGGAGAAGAAACAGAATCAGGAATTACTAGAAGATTACCTCAAGCGTAATGGGTATGACGAAGAAGATGCTAAAGTGATTTCTAAAATTCCTGAAGCTAATCGTTTCGTAATGGATTTAAAGAAGTTTGAGTCTGATATGGAAACTGCTGAAACCAACCGAGAATATTTAACATCTCAGACTTCGATCAACGAAGCTAATCTCGAAAATACCCAAGAGAAGTTTGATTCTGAAATGGAAACTGCTAACAGCAACCGAGATTATTTAGAATCTCAGACTGCGATAATGGACGCGAATCTCGAAAATGCTAGAGAGGAAAAAGAGGAGCAGGAAGCTATGAACAGATTCTTGCTCACTTCAACTGAAAGAATGCCAACAAAAGCAGAAGGTCGTCATTCGGTCCTGGAAAACCTTAGAGCTGGAAAAGGTGTTACACCTCCAGTAAGAATGATTAAAGAGGATTCTGTTGCTGTTTCTCAATTACCTGATCCATACAAAAAGTTTGGAAGAAAAATTGAAAAAGCAGTCCAGGATAAACAGATTTCTCCTGATGTTGGTGCAGGATTAATAAGAGAAAAACAAGCACAGGCGTTATCACTAATGGGTGAAGGGCTTCAACTTACAGAAGGTGAAATAGAAAGAGACAAAGCTTTTGCTAGAGACTTTGTCGATTTTAATGAGCCTGATATTGCTAAGGGTTTAACCCAGCTCAGCGAGGCTGTTAAAGAGCTTGAGACAAAAGAAAACCTAACTGGGCCACTCGTCAGTTTAATGCCTGATATGATTGAAAGCCGTGTTAATCCTGACGCAACAGCAGTGAGAGAAGCAGTAGAGGAAGTTGTTCAGCGAAATCTTAGATTAGTTCTTGGTGCGCAATTTACAGCAGAGGAGGGTAAAAGATTAATTGAAAGAGCATTCAACCGGAAACTTTCTCAGGAAGAAAATGCCAAACGTGTTAAAAGGTTAATTACATCCATTCAAACAGCTTTAAAACAAAAGAAATTACAACAGCAGTATTTCGCTACATATGGAACTTTGAAGGGTTATAATTATCAGCCTTACAGTTACAAAGAAGCTGAAGCTGATATGTTGAAAGAAGTTAATCTTAATGAACCTGCAAGCGAAGCATCCATCCAAAGACTCCAAGAATTAAAGAAATTAGCAGAGCAAAGAGGGATGAGATAATGCTGACAGAACAAGAAGCACAAAACCAAATAAAAGAGCTGGAAAAGACGTTGGGTGTAAGCCCAATGTCTTTTACTGAAGGTAATGTTCAAGCAGAGATTAACTCTGTACAACAGCAATTATCT